AATGCGCTGAGAGTGTCTACGGCTGGTACTACTGAAGTTCAATTCTATGGACCTGCAGCATATCGACGCATGGAACAAGTCTACAAGGGTGATCAAGATTCAATGATCGAATCAATGTTGTTCCCTAAGGCAAGCATTGCGATTCTCCTTATGTTAGAAGAAGCCTGGTGGCCTAACTACATCACAAAGGCAGCACGTACTACGATGTGGGCTACTAAACTGACCGATCCTGGCAAAGGTCAATTGATGACTGGATTTATTCCAGCAAATCTTGTTAAACAGAATCAGTGGTTGATCGAACTTGAAACATACAAGGTCATCGCTCTGTTCTACGAGAACCTTATCAATGATAACGCTAACATAAACGAGAAGGACAAGTTTAACTGGGAATTAGCATCTCAACGGTACGAAAACAGATGGTCTGAATGTATGCAAGCATCGCACTTCTATGATGTTAACTCAGACGGATTCATCAGCAAGATCGAAGAGAACAACGATATGGATCTAAATTACTACTCTGACGATCGTAGGTACTTCTAATATGCCACTGACACAAACCTCTAATATTGCTACAGCATTAGCACAGGACTTACTTACTGCCGGAGTTGATCTGGAAGTATTCACTGAGTTCCCAACTGATGAACAAGCAACGTCTGAAGGTATCTATGTGGCACGTTTCTATCAAGAAGACCGCAGAGCATCAAATCAGGGTGTTACCTTAGCGACAAGTGGAAGCGTTTATGATGTTGTAGATAGATTGGAGATGTATTTGATTCAGCCACAGTTGAATTACAATACTGATACCTTCCTAAACACAGTTTCATCGTTCATAGACAACCAACTCTTCGTTGGTTACTACAAGAGAGAGTACACCGTAGAACAGTTATACAGGAAAAACAATGAGTCTTACCGTATTATCTTTAGTCTATCCAGACTGCAAATCTTAACTTAAAAGGAAATAAAGACATGGCATACATTAACCCAACGCCAGGTGTAGCAAATCTTCAAGTTGTAGTTGAACTTGACTTCGCTGCTAACGCAACGATCGGCAGCACTGTAACATTAAGTGCCGGCAAGATTACTGTACCTGCATTACAAAAACTTACCGTGAATACCAGCAATGGTACTTACGAGTGGGCGCAATTAGATTCACGTGCTAAGAAGGTTGTAGCAACGGTTTCGACGAACAGCCTGGTAACAGACATCGTTCTTGACTCAGTTACATTCTTCGGCAATGCATCAGCAACAAGCGGATCACTAGCAAAGAAAGGTATTCTTGGCGCACAAGCAGACAAGACCAAACTTGCTTTCAAGGTTCGTATGGACAGCCCAACAGGCGACGGAACAGGCGACACGATCAGTGGCGTTGGTTACATCACTCAGTTAGCACCTACTGTAACTGCTGAACAGCCAGTGTGGACGACCCCAGTTACGATCGTTGTCGATGGTGACTTCATCATTGCTGCAAGCGATTCACTGTAATATAGTAACATAATAAGGATAACGGGGAGCCTGAGAGTTCCCCGTCTTTCTTTATAAATACGATTGGAGATTAACAGATCATGGAACTATTAGAATCAAAGACGGATTTAGAGTTACAGACATCGCTCTTGGCTGAGATTGCCAAGTCGAGTAATGAACTCAGATGCGCCAAGCAAGACCTGAACAAGATTGAAAGTAGATTGTCATTCGCACTTGTATTACTCAACGAGTTACGTGCGCGACAGAGTTAAACAGATTACCACAAAGGAGATTTACAGATGAAACTTACAGATTTAGTATCAAAACCAGCACTAACAAAACTAACCCTCGATGATGAAGAAACCGTAAAGCAATACGGTGAGCCTCTTGATTTCTATACGATGCTCCCAATGCCGCTTGACGTGTTTATGCAATTCCAATTATCGACGGACGGTAAAGACAACCTAGTTAATGTTCTCAAGGACGTTATCCTAGACGAAGAAGGTAAGAAGGTATTGCGTGATGGCAAAACTATGCCCCCAACACTTCTTATGCAAGTAGTAAATAAGATAGTAGCAGAATTGGGAAAATCACAGGGGAGGAATTAAGTCCAGAATCAACGGAATGTGGTGTTGCACTAACACTTGATAAGATGGCGCAGCGATACTGTCTGTTACCATCCCAAGTGTTAGAAAGAGCAACAACATTAGATTTCCGTATTATGGATGTTGCATTAAGTTACGAGAATTATCAAAGATACATTGCGGAGAACGGTCGTCCTCCCTCCCCTAAGTTAAGTATAGACCAGATGCAGGCTATGATGGATAAGGTAAAAGGAAAGTAACAATGACACAAGTAGATATGTCGGGACTATTGGACAAGTTTAAGAAGGCTAAACAACTTAAACGTGAAGTTATGGCTCCTGCATATAGATTCTTCCATGACCTTACGCCTATTCGTACTGGCAATGCACGAGCCAACACCAATCTAGAGACTAACAACTATACATCTGTAATCAGAGCACAGTATCCATATGCGTTCGTATTAGATGCTGGTCGTGGGTTCCGCGATGGTCAGATGCGTGGTTCGGATCAAGCACCTGATGGTATGTCTGGGCCAACGCAAAAGTATATTACCAAATTGGTATCTGACTACTTAAAGAAATGGGGCAAAAAAGGATAATTTATGGCAGATATCAATGTAGCACTCGTACTAGACGACTCAAACTATACTGGCAAACTAGATGCTGCCCAAAAGAAAGCGGTTGACTTCTCACAGAAGGTTGATGCTGGATTAAAGACTAACAAGGAAGCCTTTGAGAAGTTAGCATCTGCTGCTGAAGCAGTTAAGTCTAAGATGGAATCACTTGGTGGTGCCATCGTTGGTGTCGGATTAGTAGAATTCCTTAAATCAAGTCTTGAGAGCGCAGCACAGATGGTTGAGTTGGCTAACTCAGTTGGTACAACTACACAAAAGATGATGGAGTTCCAGATGGCAGGACTTGCATCTGGTAAATCAGCACAAGACTTGGCTGGTATGATTCAGAAAATGAACGTTGCTGCACAGGATGCAAGCGATGGTAACGGTAAATTGAAGGATGCTTTCGCTAAACTTGGCATTTCAATGAATGATCTACGCAAGTTATCACCTGACGAAGCATTCAATAAGATTGCACATGCATTAGCAGCAATGGAAGATCCAGCCCGCAGAGCACAACTTGCTACTGAGTTAATGGGTAAATCTGCAAAGATGACTGACTGGGGTGACCTAGCAGGGAATCTTGACAAGTACTCAGGAACACAAAGGGATGCTGCTACTGCAACTGAAGCCGCTAAGAAAGTATTAGACGATTTAGCAGTTAAGGCACAAGAGGTTCGTAATCAATTTGTTCTCTTATTGAAACCAGTGTTGGAATGGATACAACCATTCATTGAAGGTACTGATGGTGCTAAGAATACAGCAATAGGACTGCTTACGGTAATGACACTGTTCGCAGGTGCTGCGACGGTAGTTGGTATAATGAAGATAGTTGAGACTATCAAATCGTTGGCAACTATGTTTAGTGTATCGTCTGCTGCAACTGCTGTTAATACGGCCGCCGTTGAAGCCAATGCTCGCGCTATCGGAACATTCTTAGCAGGTGCTTACGGAAGACTTGGAACTGCTACAATGGCAGTTAATGTTGCTCAAGCAGAATTAAACGCTCTTCTAGCAACACAAATGTTTACTGCTGCTGAACTTACTGCTGCTGAAAATGTATTAGCAACTGCTCAAGCACGCCTAGCATTGATGACAGAGGCCGCAGCGGCGACGTCGGTATCAGCCGCCGCTGGAATGGGATTGCAGGCCACTGCTGCTGGTACAGCATCTGTCGCTGCTACTGGATTCGCCGCTTCAATGGTTGGAGTTCGTGCTGCCGTTACTGCTGCTGTTGGTCCAATTGGTGCATTCGTTGCTGCTGCCGGTTCGCTATATGCAGTCTATCAAGCAACCTTTGGTAAAGAACACGGCATCTTCTCTAAGACTGGTGACCAGTCTGGCGCCAACTTTATTAGTGATTTCTTTGGTATAACTGACTCAACTGCGTCTGATGCTGAAGCCAAGACTAAAGCAATGACTGATAAGATGTTGGCTGATCAAAAGAAAATGCAGAAGGACTTGGAAGCACAACTTAAAGGTGATAAACCTAAGACGACTGTTCTCAATCCTGGTGAGAAGGATCTTGACCCAAATGCGGCTGCTGCACAAGGTGTTCGTAATCAGACTGCACAAATGCTGCAAAATAATCAACTCGCTGCTGACAGACTTCGCTTAGAGATTAGTCTTGTTTCAGCAAGTGATGATGTCCGTGCTGCTAAGTTAGCAGAGTTCGATTCGACGTCAAAACAACAAAACGAAGAACTACGTGTTCAAGGTGAGATTAAGCGCCTACAAGTGGATGCCGCCAACTCTCGTGATTCAGGAAAGAATGCGTCTCAGATTAACGAACTACAGAAGCAACTTGAGATCATCAAAGCACAGAACTCTGAGATGGGTAAGTTGAAGGGCACTCTTGTTGAAACACAAAATGCTCAGAAGTTGATGACGTTCTACATGGAAGACCAACTCAAGGTAACGAAGGAAGTAGCAGACATTAGACTTGCCACTGACGAACTTACTATGACTAACGATGAGAAGAAGTTGGCTAACATTACCAAACAGATTAATGCACAACTTGAAGGCGCAGTTAAAATTCGTGAGTTACAGTTAGGTCGCAAATTGACTACTGATGAGATCGCACCAATGAAGGCTACCATTACAGCAGATTGGGAACCAGCCAAGGCAGCAACACAAGACTTGATTGACAAGTCGCGTTCCTTTGACACTGGCTGGACTAAAGCATGGAAAGACTTCGCAGATAACGCAACTAATGAAGCAACTCGTGCAAAGGAAATGTTCGACACATTCGAGAAGAGTTTCGAGTCAGTGTTTGAGCAAATGGTTCGCACTGGTAAGGTAAATTGGAACAGTCTGTTACAAGATATGGCTGTATCATTGATGAAGTCAGATGTGCAGAAACTATTCGCTGGACTTACTTCAGGTGGAGGAAGTAGCGGTGGCGGAATATTCAGTATGATCGGTTCGTTGTTTCACGCATCAGGCGGCGATATTCCTGCAGGTCAGGTTGGTGTCGTTGGTGAAGTGCGTCCTGAAATGGTTACTGGCCCAGCAAGAGTTGGCCCAAGTGTCAGCGGTGGTAGCCAAGATGTTCACTATCACATCAACGCAGTCGATGCAAAGAGTTTCCAACAGTTACTTGCACAGGATCCATCCTTCCTGTATGCACTATCACTTAAAGGGCAGAGAATGCTGCCAGGAGGAGCATAAACATGACAGCATCAGTATTCCAATGGATCATAGACAATGCAGTTGATCTGTCTATCAATAAACGTGCGGTTGTCGCACAAACAGTAGCAAGAGATCAGACAGTTCGCACTACTTCACGTGGTGGGCAGATTTGGCGATTCACAGTAACACCAAGTCCTGGCATCACTTGGACTGTCGCTCGCCCATACATTGACCAACTTGACAAGGCAGATAAATTTACAACTGGTACGATTACATTTGGTAACAATGCTGGATTGGCCTACTTGTTTGGTGCACAAACGACATCAGTTCCAACATCGGCATCCTGGACACAGGGATCTGATTCCTTAGCATTATCTGGCGGTACATTGACCGCTGGTGATATCGTTCAGTTCGGTGCCAATGCTAGAGTCTACTCAGCAGCGACTACTGGTTCAACAGTAACACTAAACCGTCCTGCGTTAGATACAACAGGTTCGGGTGCAGTAGTAGTTGGCTCAAACTGTGCGTTCAAGATTGTCTGTACTCAGTTTCCTGAATGGAGAATTGAACCAACTGACCGGTGTGTTAAGTGGAGTGGTCCATTTGTGTTCTTCGAGGAACTTCAATAATGACGACTGCATTAGACTTAACGAACAAGACTGCTGTTCAGCAATCAACATTCGTAAAGATGACAGTTATGGAGTCTGGCGCTCCTATCGTCATCCGTATGAGTTCGCACCAGGTGCCATTCACAATTACCGAATCGGATGGGAACCCGTATGTTTACCCAGCCATTGGTAGTCTACTTGGTGTTACTCAAATTACTCAAGATGTAAAGGCGACCCAAGGAGATGTCACTATTACTATTTCTGGCATTGGCAACAATTACATTGCTGACATTGTCGCTAATCCAATCAAAGGAAGTCCAGTCGAAATACGAAGAGCATTCTTCGACACAAACGGAGCATACCTTTCAATCCCAGGCAACCCAGTCGTTGAGTTCTCAGGGGTAGTTAATAACTTCTCGTTTAATGAAGATTGGGCAGACGGGGCCAAGCAATCCGTTACAACGACAGCAGCATTAGTATGCAGTTCAATTATGTCAGTCCTGAACCACAAAGTTGCAGGCCGTAGAACAAACCAAGCAGACCAGACATTCTGGTTCCCTGGTGACAATAGTATGAACCGAGTTTCAGTGATCTCTGAAGCAACATTCGACTTTGGTGGAGTAACTCCATCAACTGCTCCTGTCGCTACTCCGGGTCAAGTAGTTAATTTGATTAAAGGATAACAGATATGGGTTGGATGGAGGCCATTGGTGCCATATTCAGTTGGTTAGGAAGCGAAGGGATTGCTCAATCCCTCGTTCGTATTGTTATCGGTTTAGGGTTGTCTTCGTTATTGAATAAGAACCAGGCTAACGCAGCACAATCAAACTCAACATCAACACCACAAGGCTCACGCCAACAGATCCAGCCTGCTACTGACAACAAACTTCCAGTAGCATATGGCGATTCATACTTCTCTGGAACAGTAGTTGATGTTCAATTAGTAAATGCTAATAAAGAAATGTATGCTGTTCTAGCATTATGCGAACAAACTGGTGATATCTACTCAACGAACCCATCAACTCCAGGTTCACGAACAATGTCGAGCATCACTATTGATGACATCTACATCTCAAATCAGAAAGCAACGTTCCAGGCAGACGGAACTACGGTTGATTACACCACAGACGACACAGGAGTGCAGGACACTAACCTGAAGTCGTTGGTCGGTATCTACTTATATCAGGGCAATAGTGCAAGCCCGATGCTACCTTGTTTGACTGGGACGACTACCCCAATCGCTGGTACTGTCCCGCCAGCAGCATATTCATTTATGCCAGGTTGGGATACCTCTTACACGATGGAGAACATTGTCTTCGCCATCGTTAAAATGAACTATGACCCAAGCAAGGGTGCTCACACCATCCCACAGATTAAGTTCCATGTAAGAAACACATTGAACAAGCCAGGCGACGTTCTGGTTGATTATGCAACCAACGCTATGTACGGTGCTGCACTAACGGAAGCAGACATTGAACTCTCAACGATTGATGCGTTGAATACTTACTCTGCAGAGTCTGTTACCTATGGAACTTATGCAGCACAACCACGTTATATTGTCAACGGATTAGTTCGCACCACCGAGACTGTTCTTAGTAACATGAACAAGATTGCTGCTACTGCTGGCTCAAACATCAGTTATGATGTGTCCACTGGCAAGTGGGCAGTGTTGATTAACAAACTCACTACAAAAACTCTAGATTTCACCGACAACAACATCATTGGCCAATTGGGAGTTACATCGAGTAATTTGGATCAGTATTACAATCAAATCGAGGTCCAGTTCCCATACACGGTATTGAAGGATCAGTTTAACTACGTTCGCCTATCGTTACCTGATGCTGATTTGAATGTAAATGAAACCCGCAACATGTATCAACTCACACACGAGTTTACGAACAATGTTGTGCAGGCAACTATTCTTGCCAACTTAGACTTGCGTCAATCAAGAGAAGACTTGCTTGTTACCTTCAACACCGACTACAGCAAATACAATGTGCAGATTGGCGACGTCTTTGGTTTGACTAACTCAGTCTACGGTTGGACTGGTAAGTTGTTCCGTGTTATCCGTATTAAGAAGAATGAATCGGATGCTGGGCAACTAACAATTGAAGTAACAGGTCAATCATACAGTGCAGACGTCTATACAGTATCTGATATCAGCACCTTCATTCCAAGCACTGGTGTTGGTCACAGTGTTCCGTCGTTGTCGCCAATCCAACAACCAGCAGCACCGACGGTTATATCAAACACCTCTGTTCAGACAACCACTGTCTCATCAATGACTTCGCAACCAAGTATCTACATCACTGGGGTAGTGCCTGTTGGTGTGGTTACGGAAATGGAATACTGGTACTCAACCAATGAGACTGGCAATGCTACCATCATTAGTAACAACATTCTATCAGGCAATGTTGCGAATGTGCAATATACTCTGCTTGGTACGATGCGGTCTGAGAACTCAGGTCCGTTTACGGCTAATACATCAGTCGTCTTTAAGACAACATTACTAGCAACCAACACCTATTACTTCAGAGTAAGAGCGGCTAATGCACAAGGAACAAGTCCGTTCAGTCCACCAAGCACACCGTTGCCGTTCACCTATGTAGCGGCTACTGATGTCTTACCATATTCAACTCCGGTTACAGCAACTAACTCTACAACAACTGCTGCATTAGGCGGATTGACTGCTGGATTGCTAGGTGCATATCTACTAAGCAAAGTATTTGGTATAGATCCGATGGGAATGCTGGCAAATGCCCTTGGCTTGAGTAACAGTTCTGCATCTAAGATTGCTTCATCAATAGCGAACGATGCAACTAAGGGCGATATTGCTAACCTGAATGCGAACATCAACTCAATTGCTTCAAATACAGCATCCACAGTG